TTAGTTTTAGTAGAGTTTACAGTTTATCATGATTAAGCAGATAATATATTTTTATAAAAACGAATCATTACTAGAAAAAATATTGTTGTCTGTAATTTTAATCGGTTGGATACTTGTAGGGGTTTATCTTGTTTGCAAGATAGGATAATATTTAACTTGTCAAGGTTTATTTTATATATTATTATTAAAGCAAACAAAAGTTATACAATAGTCAAAAATGAAAAAGAAAAAAACAGAAGCGCAACTAAAAGCATACGCAATCGGTAAAGAAAACTTAAAGCCTTGCAAGCCAGGTCATACCAATAATCCTAATGGTAGGCCTAAGGGTAAAACTATGGCAACTATTTTAAAGGAAATCTTAGATAAGAAGCTTATTGTTGTTGATCCTATTGAAAAGAAAAAAGCATCTAAAGAGATAAAAGAAATACTAATGTTGAAATTGGTTGCTAAAGCTATGATAGGAAAAGGCAATGAAAAAATTATCAACATGATTCTTGAGCGCCTCGAAGGAAAGCCGGATCAGCATATCACAGGTGAAGGATTAGGAGCGCCAGCAACAATTGTTGTTCAAAATGTATCTACATTAAAAGAATTACAAAAGTTAAATGAATGAAAACACAACTTATACTTCTAACGTTTTTTCACGCAATCTAAAAGCATACAATAATAAAAAAATATCTTATATTGTTGATCAAGGCGGAACGTGGTCAACTAAGACATATTCTATTTTGCAGTTATTGCATCAAATTGCAATCCGCAGCAAAAAACCTAAATTAATATCAATTGTTGCAGAATCTATACCACATTTAAAGCGCGGCGCGATTCGAGATTTTGAAAAGATAATCGGGCCAGGATTTAATTTCAATGATCGAAACAAGTCAGACATGACATATCAATTTGGGAATTCTACGATCGAATTCTTTTCCGCTGATAATCCCGGGAAAGTGCATGGACCAAGACGCGACATTTTAATGCTGAATGAAGCTAATAATATTCCATGGCCAATAGCGAAACAGTTATTTTTAAGAACGCGACAAAAGATATTCATAGATTATAATCCGGTAAGTGAATTTTGGGCGCATACCGAAATCATACCAATGAAGGAAACGGCGTTCATTCATTCAACGTATCTTGATGGATTAGATTTTATCCCTAAGCGAATTTTGGAAACTGAGATTTTGGCAATGAAAGATAAGGATCCGAACTGGTGGAAAGTTTACGGATTAGGCGAAGTCGGGACGCTTGACGGATTGATATATAAGTTTGAATTAATTGATGAATATCCTAAGAATATTGATCGAGAACGGATAGGATTAGATTGGGGATATAGTAACGATCCGACAACAGCGATTAAGGTGGGATTGGTTGGAGATACAGTATATCTTGATGAATTAGTTTATGAAAAAGGTTTACAAAATAATATATTATCGCAGCGCTTACTAGATGCCGGATTGCGCAAGGGTTATGATCATATTATTGCAGATAATGAGGACCCGAAAAGTATTGATGATTTATCTGGTATGGATTGGTGGATTGAGCCTTGTATAAAAGGAGCCGGTAGTTTAATGGCTGGAATTAACAAGGTAAAAGAATTTAAGCTTATGGTCACAAAGCGAAGTTTAAACTTAATAAAAGAATTGCGAAATTATCAATGGGCAGTTGATAAGCTAACAGGTAAATCATTAAACAAGCCGATTGATAAGTGGAATCATGGATGCGATGCCGCGCGCTATGGATTAACAGATATGACTAATGGAGTTGAGGCGCAGATAACAGTATTTTAAAAATAAACTATAAAAACATAAAATAATTGTTGTAATATATAAAAAACTATGCTATTTTTGCTTATTACAGCATAATAAAAATATGAAAAAAAGGTATTTAGTAAATAATATTGTTGTATAATGGAATGTATTAAGTCAGCCACAAAGACACCTAATCGGAAGTGTCTTTGTGGCTGGTGATTAAGGAAAAACATGATTGATAAATTATTTATTTACGCTGCAAAACAATATTATTCAATAAAAGATAAAATATCAGAAATTACCTCACAAAAATCACTAAGCTTTGAGCAAGCATTCTCTAAAGGATTAGCGTTTTCTCAAAACAAAGTAGTTAGTCCATTTTCTCAAAACGCCTCGGTATATATGGCAATCAAGGCAACTGCAGACAATGCCGCACAAGTCGAAACAGAATTAAAAACAATTGCTACAGGAGAAAAAACAACAGATACTAAGCTTGAAGCGCTTCTTGAATCACCAAATGAAATAATGTCAGGATCAGATTTTATTGAAGCTTGTGTTGGATATATGCAGCTTTATAATGAGTGTTTTATTGTTAAACTTAGTTCTACGATTGGACAATTTACAGGATCGCAGTTGCCAGACGAATTATATCCACTTAATCCAAAACATTTTATTGAAAAAAAAGAGAAAGTAAACGGAAAAGAAAAAATTGTCGCTTGGAAATATACGCCTACTAATCAGACGTTTAGGCCGGAAGAAGTTATTCACATTAAAAATTTTAATCCTAACAATCAATTTCGTGGCTTAGATCCTTGTAAGGTGATTGAAAATGAACTTGATATTGCATGGAATAGTTTGAAATTTAATAAAGCATTTTTTAAAAATAATGCGTCAGGTGGATCAGTATTCATTACTGATAAACCGATGGGAGCTGAACAAAGAACACGATTTATTGAATCAGTAAACGCAGAGCATCAAGGAACCGATAAGCAATTTAAAAACCTTTTGCTTGAAGGTGGACTTGATGTAAAACCTTCAGCCAATACGCATAAAGATATGGAATTTATTGAACAGATGAAGTATACGCGCCGTAGCACATTTGGCATATTCCGCTTTCCCGAATCAATGGCAAGTATCACAGAAAACATTAACTATGCAACATCGCGCGAGCAATCAAGGATATTCTGGGAAGATAATATAATTCCAGTCTTGAAGAAAATAGCTGGCGGATTGAATCGCGGATTGGTTTATCCTTACAATCCGAAAATATATATAGCATACGATTGGTCAAAAGTTCCGGCATTTAAAGAAGCATGGAAAAGTTTAATGACAATCGCGGAACAAATGAAGGAATTAAATATTCCGTTTAGAGATATTAACGAAAAGTTAGAGTTAGGACTACCTGATCAACCTTGGTATGGCGAACCGCTTATTCCTTTTAATTTAGTGCCGATATCGCAAGCCGGCAGCGTTTTGAGTAGCAATACAACAGATGAAGAAACAAGTGAGCCAGCCAAAGCGATAGAAGCGATAGAAACTAAGCAAATTGAGTTTATTGCAACCGAAAAAGATAAGAAGAGTTTAATTATTTGGAACGTATTTGAAAAAATTCATGTAAGTATTGAAGGCCACAGCAATGCACCAGGATTTGAAAAAGCAATGTCAAGTTTCTTCTATCATCAAAGAGTTAGGATTTTAAATGCAGTAGGCGCAAATAAAGATATATCATTCTACAAGAAAAAAGATTATCAAATTCCGATTGATTGGCAGGAGGAAGATACTATTTTGCTGAAAAAAGCAATTCCTTATATTACTTTGGGCATTGAAGGTGGATTTGATTTTGCTGAAAGTCTTTTAAAGCAAGGTTTAGCACTAGATAAAATTGAATTTATTAAAAATAAATTAATCAGGCAATTATCTAGTAAGATCGTATACGTAAATAAAACAACTCGCAAAAGATTAAACGAGGATATTTCAAAAGTTATCGAATCGGGAATTAATGAAGGCGACACAATTAATCAGATCGCTAATTCTATACGTGACAGTTCCAATTTTGTTAAATCAAGAAGTTTATTAATTGCGAGAACCGAAACAACAGGCGCAATTAATATTGCTAGTACTGAATATTATAAATCAGCCGGAGTACAACGCAAAGAATGGTTAACAGCAGGAGATGAGCGCGGAATAACCGTTAGAGATTCGCATAATTTAGCACAAGCGCAAGGACCGATTGCAATAGGCGAGAAATTTCACAACGGATTAGAATATCCCGGCGATCCCATGGGTGGACCGGAAGAAGTTTGTAATTGCAGATGTACTTTAGTTCCAATAGTATAAATTTTATATAAGGAGTAAATAAAATGTTTGAATTGTTAAGAAAATCAGAATCAGGTGAAGATATTTTCGGTTATGATATAAAATGTAGTGTAAAGATCATTGATGATTTTCATATTAGGCTTGAGGGGTCCTCTGAAGATCTTGATCGCGACAATGAAGTTCTTGCGATAGATGGATGGGATTTAAAAAATTTCAAAAAAAATCCTGTTGTTTTATTGTTTCATAATTATAAAGATTTTCCTGCTGGACGCGCAAAAGTTGACATTAAAAACAACAAACTTATTTTTGATGTTGAGTTTCTTCGCGAAGGACTTTACCGACCGGTAGATATTGCGCGTGAGTTGTATAAAACGGGATTTATGAAAGGCTGCAGTGTTGGCTTTATCGGTAAAAATTGGGTAGAAGAGACCGACAAAAAGGGAAATAGATATTTAAAATCTCTCAAGCATGAATTGTTAGAACTTTCTTTGTGTCCTATAGGATGTAATCCTAATTCATTAATAATGGAAAAAAGTTTAAAAGGAATTGTTACTCAAGAGGATATGGATTTATTTTTACCTTTACAAGATAAAGTTATCAAAGATATTCCCAAAGAAAAAGAATATTTAACAAAAGAAGAAGTAACACAAGAAATTGAACGATTTATGAAGGAGTACGAGCCTCAAGTTGTGGCGAAAGCCTTAGAGCAATTTGAAGAACGCCTTGAAGAAATAGTGAACGACAAAGCATACAGCGGATTGTATGAATCTATGCTTTTTGGAAATCCTGGCGATAAAGCCTCAAAGGATGCCTTAGAAAAAGCGGAGAAAGAAAAGAATTTAAAAGAATTAAGAGACGCATTAATCTTTAAATAAGGAATTAACATAATGGATATTAAAGAAATAAAAGAATTACTGACAGAAGCAAACGAGGCGAATAAGTCTTTATTGCTTGATGAAGCAGGAAAAGCCGCAGATGCAAAAATTGATGCGAAAGTTGCGTCAATTTCAGAAATTATCACAAAAGTATCTAGTAAATTAGAACTGATCGAAAAAATGCCGATGTTTTCAATTGGCGGAAAATTTCCTAATAAAATCACTATTGCCGGAAAGCAATTTGATTTAAGAAAACAAGGAAGAAAGCTTTTAAGTAAAGTTGAGAAAAGCAGAAACAAAGATCAGTATAATTTTTTAAATGATGATGGCGAAGGTGCTTATACCTTTAAAAAATGGGCGTTATTGCATATTCAGGCATTGGCATTTGGAGCAAAAAATCCTGAATACATTGCAGAATATCAAAAATTCATGGCTGAACAAAAAGCCGATATGGTAGAAGGCGGAGCAACTACAGGCGGAAATATTGTTGCTGTTGAATACGCAAACGAAGTTATTTTACTTGCTAGAGATTCAACTGCAATTTTGGATCGCGTAAGATATATTCCGATGACAGGATTTGTCAAAAAAATGCCTAAAGAATTAACAAGATTAGTGCCTTATTTTGTTGATGAAATGAATGCACCTACTGAATCGACAAAAACATGGGAACAATTGACATTAACAGCCGAGAAATTAGGAATATTGACAGAATCTATTTCTAACGAATTAATTGCTGATGCTGTAAGTGGTTATGATGTTGTTTCTGCAATTTTTGAAGATGCGGCTAATAAGATGGGCCTTAAAATGGAATATGAAGTTCTTCGCGGAACGACTGCTCCATGGGGTGCCGATATGGGTATCATGACAAGCAAAATAACAACCAACACCGTAACATTAAACGCAGGAAGTCCTACAGAGGCATTCAGTG